GACACCGAGGGCATGACGATCAAGACGGACACCGGCTATCTGATGCAGAGCCCGTGGGTGTCGATTCGCAATAAGATGTTCGACCAGCTCTTTAAGGCGGCGGCCTGCTTCGGTCTGACGCCAGCGGACATAGCCGGTGTGCGAGCGACAGAGAAGCCCCTTGAGGACGCGGGCAAGAGTAAGTTTTTCGGGAAGGTGGGATGATGGCAGTGGTTCCGGCACCCATGGCGGTTAGCGTCGAGAGAGGCCATGCTGTGGGAGATGGTAAAGTCAGCCTGACGCGACTGGAAGTTGGCAAAACAAGGGCTGTGTCGTTGCGGGCAGACCAGGACCTCCTGACGTTACGGGTTCCCAACGGAACAGAGGAGACGAAAAGGGACTGGTTCGATCTGCATCAGGGCGTGCGGTGTGCCAATAGGACGCCCGTACTCGAACAGCCGATACCGTGGCCAGAGAATGAGATATGCGAGGGTTAGCGATGGGACTGACGCGGCGACAATTCGGCAAGGTGGTGGCGGGGTCGCTGCTGGCGCCGTTAGCGGCGGGGGCGGCAGCGACCCCGTCGCTAAAGACTGGGCGACCGGTAATTGATACCGAGGGTTATGCGTTCTTACTGATCAGGTTTCGCGGCCTGCAGGGTCAAGGCGAAGCGGTGGGTTACTTGGAAACCGAGACCCGTGATGTATGGATCGAAAAGCGGCAACGGTTTCTGAAAATAGAAAATTCACCGGAGGGGTTTGACGCCGTCGTGATTGAGGTGATGGGGTACAACGCGAACGGTCCGGTTGAGTTTATGACGATGTTCGTGCAGTTGCCAGGCGGCCAGTGGCAAGAGGTGGGGAAGGCGGGGTAATGGAACTGACGCGGCGACAATTTGGGAAGGTGGTGGCGGGGTCGCTGGTGGCGCCGTTGGCGGCGGCAGTTGGTGACGTCACGGCAGGATGTGACGCCTGTTATACAGGCAATAGAGATCGCCGCTTGGAATCATGGATGACCGATCGAGCGGCGGGACGGCATCCGTTTTGTGTATCGACTCGCCACTTCGACAGAGGCATAGCAAGAACCAAACGGCAACTTGCCGCCGTAAAACGGCAGATTGCTGCTTTGAGCAAGTGACAACTAAATAGCGGGTTCGTGGCGTTGGGGGCACCTGACGTCGCGACGTAAAGGCAAAAGAACAAACGGTCGTGTAGGAGACCTACAGCTCCTGCACGACCGTTTTCTTTTGCGCCCGCCGGGAATGGACACCAAACGTATGGTCACGGCAACGAAGACAGGACGACCGCGAGGACTTAGGCGCAGCAAGGCGCCGAAGCGATGGCGGAAAATCCTATCGTCGATTCCCGGCTACGATCCCTTTGCCCAGGCCGAGGACTGCTGGTTCGACGAGGCCGCCGCCGACCATTACATCGAGTTCATCGAGACCTGCTGCACGCACATCGAAGGGGCGCTGGCCGGCCGGCCCTTCCTGCTGGAGACGTGGCAGAAGGCGATCGTCGCCAACCTGTTCGGCTGGCACATGCTGGACTTCCTGGACCGGCCCACCCGCCGATACACACGGGCGTTGATCTACGTCCCGCGCAAGAACGGCAAAACCCCTCTCGTGGCCGCCATTCACAACGCCCTGTTCTTCGACGAATGTTTCGAGCCGGAGGCCGGGCAAATCAATAACCTCGCCGCCGCCAGTCGCGAGCAGGCGACGAAGCTGTACCGCCACATCTCCGGCCAGATCGCCAACGAAGCCGAGATGAAAAAGCGATGCCAGCGCTATGCCACGACCAAGTCCATCACCAAGCCGGACGAGTCGGTGACGAAGGTCATCCCGTCCGACGGCAACGTCGCCCACGGCGACAACCCATACCTCCAGGCGATCGACGAACTGCACACCCAGCCGAACGACAGGCTCTATGAGGCGATGACCAGTGCCATGGCCTCGGCCAACCGCGTCAATCAGTTGCTGCTGATGATCACCACGGCCGACGTCGACCGCCCGTCGATCTGCAATCGGGAATACGACTACGCCTGCCGGGTCCGCGACAACAAAGGCGATCGCAACAAGCCCGGCTACGATCCTCGCTATCTGCCCGTGATCTATGAGGCCATGCACGTCGACAAGCACGGCCGAAGCGTCGAAGACGAGGACTGGACGTCGGAGGCAACCTGGGCCAAGGCCAACCCCAATCTCGGCGTTTCCGTTTCGCTGGACTACCTGCGCACCGCCTGCCACCGTGCCCAGGCCGATCCCCTGCAGCGGTCATCGTTCAAGCGGCTGAGTTTGAACGTTCGCACCGGGCAGCTCAAATGCGTGATCCCGATGGACGCCTGGGACGCCTGCGAAAGCGAGATCGACTGGTCGCTATTCGCGGGCCGTCGCGCGGTGGGGGCCCTGGATATCGGCGCCACCCGCGACTTCACCGCGTTCACTTTGGCGTTTCCGCACGACGACGGCGCGATCGTGACGATTCCCCTGAAAGCCGACGGCAACAATGACGGTGGTGCCGAAGGTCCGTGGACGGCCGACGGGCGGGAAATGATCCAGATCCTGCGGGCCAGCTACACGATCCGCACGTACTTCTGGCTGCCCGAGCGGCCGGTCAAGCGCGACGCGAACATGATGGACCTAATCGACGCATGGACAGAGCAGGGCTTCATCCGGCGCACCGGGGGCGACGTGGTGGACTACGACCAGGTGGCCGCCGATATCGTCGAGATTTGCGAGCCCTACAGCCTCGAGAAGATCGCGGTTGACCAGGGCTTTCAAGGCCATCATTCCACCCAGGACCTGCAAAAGCAGTTCGGTGCAGAGGCGATCGTCCCCTTTCGCCAGGGGATATTATCGCTGGCGGCGCCCTTCCGCGAACTGGTCGAGATGATCCTGGCCGGCCAGTCGCCCGACAGCACCGGCACGCATCAATGCCGCCTGTACCACGACGGCAGTTCCGTGATGCGGTGGATGGTCTCGAACGTCACCGCCGAGGAGCGGGGCGGTCTGATCAAGCCGTCGAAAGACAGATCCACCGAGAAGATCGACGGCGTCACATCGGCGACCATGGCCATCGGCGTCGGCATCACGCTCGAGCCGGACAAAGAGAGCGTCTATGAGAAGCGGGGGATTCGTAGCGTATGACAAGCTGGCTGCGCAATCTGTTCAAGAGAACCCAACGCTCGGGGACGTATCGCCCGGCGCAGTGGCTGGTCGACGTGTTCGGCGGCGCTGAATCGTCGGCCGGGGTGAAGGTTACCGAAGATTCGGCGATGAAGTATTCGCCGTTCTGGGCGTCGGTCCGGATCATCTCCGGCACGATCGGGGCGTTGCCGTTCATGGTCTATCGCCGCCAGGCCGACGGTGGCAAAACCAAACATCCCCAGCATCCAGTCTATCGCCTCTTACACGATCGCCCGAACGACTACATGGACGCTGTGACCTTCTTAGAGACCCGGCAGGCCCACGTCCTGACCTACGGCAACGGCTACGCGGAGATCCAGCGGGACGGCGCCGGCCGGCCGGTGGCGTTGTGGCCGCTGCTGCCGAACAAGACCAGCCGGAAAATCAAAGACGGTGTGCCCTACTACGAAATCCAGGTCGAAAGCGGGAAGGCCGTGCAGTTGCCCGATGCCAACGTCCTGCACATCAAGGGTCTGGGCTTCGACGGCTACAGCGGCTACAACGTCGTCCAGCGGCACAAAGAGGCGATCGGCTACGGCGTCGCGGCCAAGGAATTCGGATCTCGGTTCTTCGCCAACGACGGCAACCCCGGCGGCGTTCTCGAACACCCCCAAACACTGAGCGACGAAGCGTTCAAGCGACTCAAAGCCTCATGGGCGGCTAACCACGAGGGCCTGTCAAACTCCCACCGCATGCAGATTCTCGAAGAGGGGATGAAGTGGGCCAAAACGGGTGTCGATCCGGCCAAGGCCCAATCGCTGGAGACGCAGAAGTTCACCGTCGACGACTGTGCCCGGATATTCCTAATCCCGCCGCACATGATCGCATCGATGGAGTTCAGCAAATACAACAACGTCGAGCAGCTCCAGATCGAATTCATTTCGCGGACGATGCTGTATTGGTTCCGCAAGTGGGAGCAAGAGGTCAACTACAAGCTGCTCATGCCAGGCGAGCGGGCGGAGATGTTCACCGAGATTCTGGTCGATGCCCTCCTGCGAGGCAATGTCGAGGCCCGCACAAAATACTACACAGCCGGGCGGCAATGGGGTTTTCTCTCAATCAACGATATCCGTAAAAAGGAGAATCTAAATCCCATCGGCCCGGCCGGCGACATGTTCCTGGATCCCATGAACATGACCCCCGCCGGCACACTGACGGCGCCAGCGCCGCCGGCCGCCCCTGCGGATCCAGACGCCGATCCAGACGCCGATCCGGACAACAACAGCGTGCGCCTGGCCCATCGGGAGCTATTGATCGAGGGATGGCGACGCATCCTGACCAAACAGGCCGCCGCCAAGAGCCGCCAGCAGAACAAAGACGGCTGGTGGGACGACCATCGCAACTACGCCGCCCGGCTGCTCACAACGGCGGCCAAGGCCTACGCCAGCGTCGTCGGGGCACAGGCCGAAGGGGCAGAGGCCATTGTCGCTGACGTCGTCGCCACTCGGATTCGCCCGGACATCGTCCTGCCCAGTGACCTGGGGCAATGTGAAACCCTAAGCGACCAAATCTTAGAGAAAATAGGAGCCGATCATGCTACCTAATCCGCAAACCGGAGAATCAAAAGACGTCTTCCTCAAGCGATCCATGGCGGACGCCGAGATGGTCACCGCCTTCACCGACGACAAGCATCGTTACGCAGAGAGCCTGTCGTTGTGGGATCGGGCGAATCCGGTGCCTCGCAAGCTGGACTTCGACGCCAGCGAGATGAGGCTGGCCGACGATGACGGTCGGCGGCTGACGGGCTACGCGGCCAAATACAACAGCCAAACCGATCTCGGCTGGTTCAAAGAGAAGATCAAGAGCGGGGCGTTCGACGATGCAATCGCCACCGACGACGTGCGGGCGCTGAAGAACCACGACCCGAATCTTTTGCTCGGTCGCACCGCCAGCGGCACGCTGCGTCTGACCACCAACACGGTCGGTCTGCAATTTGATATCGACGTGCCCGACACCACGACCGGTCGCGACACGCTGGAGGAAGTGCGACGGGGCGATCTGCGCGGCTGTAGCTTTTCGTTTACTATCGCCGAGGACAAATGGACCCATTTTGACGATGGCCGGCCCAGCGAGCGGGTACTCGTACGCATCGGCCGGCTGTTCGATGTCGGTCCGGTGACATTCCCGGCGTATGAATCGACCAGCGTCGCGGTGCGATCGTTGGAACAATTCCGCCAAGAGGTCAAACCCACGGAGGCCGATCTGCCGCCCGCAGACGAAACACACGCTGCCGCCGACGCTGGCGAGCCGGCCGAGCCGGAGCCAGCAGAGATAAGTGCCGAGCGGCAGCGGGAGATCGGGTACGAATTCGAGGAAATGGGGCGGTTAATCCGCCATGTAGAGAAAGTCAACGCCGCGTCACCCTAGTCGTGACGGGTTCGCCGGGCCGAAGTCCGGCTATAGACGGTAGCGTTCGCGACGTGCGACGCCGCCGACCCACAAGATAATTCGGGGCTCGTGACGTCACACCGGCCAGTGTGGCGGGCACGACGCAAGAAAACAAAAGCGGCTGCATAGGGGCCTATAGCCTCCGGTGCGGCCGCTTTTCTTTTGCCCCCAACAAAGGAGTAGAGCCATGACGGTACGCAAATTGCGAGAGCTGGCGGCAGCGAAAGCCAAAGAAGCTCGCGAAATCAAGGAAAAGGTCGACGCCGAAGGTCGCGGGATGACCGAGGCCGAGGACAACGAATACCGCGGCCACATCAAAGAAGCCCGCCGGATCATCAAAGAGGCCGAGGGGCAGGAAGAGCTGGAAGCGGTCGAAACCACACTGAACACGCCCCAAGAAACCAAGAGCACGCCGGAACTGTCCACGGGCGAGCGGATCGAAGTGCCAGGCGGCGTGAAAATGTATCGCTACGGATCGCTACGGGCGTTCAAGGGTCCGAAAGCGGAGGTGGAGGCCTACCGCAGCGGCCGATTCCTGGCGGCCGCCGTGTTCGGCCATGCCGCGTCGCGCCAATGGTGTGACCTAAACGGCGTCTCGCTTCGCCGGGTATCAGAGAGCGAGGACCGGGCCATGGGGGAGGGTATCAACACGGCCGGCGGTTTCACCGTTCCGGACGAATTCGAGCGCTCGGTTATCGATCTGCGTGAGGAATACGGCGACGCCCGAAAGCATTGTCGAATCAAGCCCATGGGCAGCGATCACACCAACGAGCCGAAGAAAGTGGGCGGTTTGACGGCCCATCCGGTCGGAGAGAACGTGGCCTTGACGGAGTCCGAGCAGATTTGGGGCAACGTCGAGATGACCGCCAAAAAGTGGGGCGTTCTGACCCGGATCAGTAACGAGTTGAACGACGACTCGCTGATCAACCTGGCCGACGATCTGGCCAGCGATGCCGCCCTGGCGTTTGCCACCAGCGAAGACAACGCTTGCATCGATGGCGACGGGACCGGTACCTATCACGGCCTCGTCGGCATCCGCGTGATGATGATCGACGGCGACCACGTCGCCAGCTACGTAGAGAACCCCGGCACCGGGGATAACTGGTCGGAAATCACCGCTGCCATGTTGGCCTCCGTGATGGCGGCACTGCCGAAGTACGCCGAGCGAAACGCCAAGTGGCATTGCAGCAAACTGGCCAAGGCTAGCGTCTTTGATCGCCTGATGGGGGCTGCCGGGGGCAACACCAACCGCAACCTCGCCGAACCGCAGCCGGATAAGTATATGGGCTATCCCATTGCGCAGTGGTCGGCGATGCCGAGCGTAGACGCAGGTGCCGTCCTGAACGGCAAGATCATGATGATGTTTGGCGACATGCAAATGTCGTCGAAGCTGGGCGTTCGCCGCGGCATCACGCTGCTGGTTCTGAAGGAACGCTACGCCGAGTTCGACCAAATCGGGCTGCGGTTCATCGAGCGATTCAGTATCAACCACCACACGATCACCGGCGCGACACCGGCCAGCGATCGTGGTCCGATCGTGGGCATGCTGGGCAACACGTAAGAGCGGGCCCCTGTCTAGTGACAGTGACAGGCGTCACATAACGACAACTGAATCTCAGAGTTAGGAGATTGTGAAATGTTACCCAATACGAAAACCGTACTTGCCAGCCTTGAGATTTCGTGCACGGCGGGCCAGGTCAATTTCGGGGCTATCGACACGATGGGCTGGGACCACCTCGAGCTCGACGTCCTCGCCGGCACCGCATCGGCGGCCGAAACGGCCTTGACCTCCCTGCGTTGCGGGGACTGTGACACCGTGCCGACGGACGTCACCACGGACTCGACGGCCATTCCGTTCGCTACCGGATCGGCGGCGACCAGCACCTCGGCCGGCTTTGTGTTGCCGGCCCTGAGTTCGACGACACTGAACAGCTACCGATTCAACGTGAGTCTGATCGGTCGTAAGCGGTACTTCGCCTGCGAGATGATCAATACCACGGTGATCAACGCCGGCTGCGCGATTGTCGGACGACTGTCCCGGCGCGAAACCGGCGCCGAGCTGGTGGCGATCGGTACAGCGACCGCCGGATGTCGCCTGGTTGCCAGCGGGTAATTCCACAAAAAACCCTTTCATCCGGCCCGCGCCGCGTTTGGCCGGGTCGGATGAAACTTTCTTTTGATGAGATGAAAGGGACCAAGACCATGGACACGAAGACACTACAAGAACGGATCGCCGCGATACCGTACTGGTATCACACTATCGAACTGCCCGGCGGGATCGTGACGCCCGGCTGGTCGCCCCTGTGCGCCGATCGCTACAGCATTCCCGACGATATGACGGGCCTACGCGTGTTGGATATCGGGGCCTGGGACGGATACTGGACGTGGGAAGCCTTGAAACGCGGGGCGGCCGAGGTGGTGGCGATCGACGACTTTAGCGACAGGCTGGGCAGCGACGTCGACCGCAGCGGCAAATGGGCCACCTTCGACCTGTGCCGCGAGGCGTTTGGGTTCGACGCCCAGGGCGACCCAACAAAAGATATCGGCGTGTACGACAATGCCGAAAGACAAGGCGTTCGTCGGGCGGAGATGTCGGTTTATGACATTTCAGAGGAGACGATCGGCCGTTTCGACGTCGTCTTTTGTTTCGGCACGCTATACCACTTGAAACATCCCCTGTTGGCATTGGAGAAGATCGCGGCCGTCTGCGACGGTTCGATCTATATCGAGTCCGCCGTCGCCGACGACTATTCGCCCTATCGCGGCGGCCTGGCCAACGGCTACGCCCAGAACGAACACGTCATGGAATTCTATCCCCGCAATGAGTACGGCGGCAACGCCGGCAACTGGTGGGTTCCGACGCTGCAATGCATGGGCGACATGCTGGCAACCGTCGGATTCGCCGACATACAGACCTGGCCCTTAACGGAGCCGCCGCAGGAGTTGTCCCAATGCCGCGGTTTTCTGTCCGCGTCGAAGGACCCGGCCAAGGCCCCCGCGTCCCGGCCGGCCGACGTGGCGGCCCAGGTCAAGATGGCGCCCGTGAAGGTGGCGGCGGTAATGAGCGTCCCGCGGCTGGGATTCCAAGACAACGCGTCGTCGATCTTCGAATCGATGATGGGTCTAAACATTCCCCTAACCAGCGTTCAAGGCGCGTTCTGGGGCCAATGCCTGGAGCGAGGCATACAGCAGGTGATCGACGAAGGGGCAGACCTGATCGTCGCCATCGACTACGACACGGTATTCACAAAAGAGGACCTGCAGGCCATGCTGCAGTTGATGCTGGAGCATCCGGAGGCGACGGCCCTGGTGCCGATCCACATGGGGCGGCAGAAGCACCAGGCCCTGCTCACCGTCAAGGGCCGCAGTGGGGCGGTGATCGAAAACGTGCCGTTGAAAGAGTTCAGCGGACCGACGACGAAGATCGCCACCGGTCACTTCGGTTTGACTATTCTGCGTGCCAGCGAATTGCTGAAGGTTCCGCATCCGTGGTTCCTCGGCCAGCCCAACACAGACGGGATGTGGGGCCCCGGCCGGATCGATGACGACATCTATTTTTGGAAGCACATCGAAAAGCACGGCAAGACGGTCCTATCCGCCAACCGCGTCGTCCTGGGTCATTTGGAACTGCTGATCACCTGGCCCGACAAGGTCGGCCGTGCGATCCATCAAGTCCCAGCCGACTTCCACAAACAAGGCAAACCCGAAACCGTTTGGAAATGAGGTGAACGATATGGCAAGGAAAGTAAAGGTACTTTTGACTAAGACGTGGAGCGACTGGGGTGAGGGCGACGTGGTCGAACTGGAAGCGGCCAAGGCCGGTCGTGTGATCGCCAAGGGTTTTGGCGTTAAGGCCACGCCCAAGGCCATCAAAGAGGCCGCCCGCAATCCTGTCGTGGAAACCGCCGACGGGTCGGCAGCTACGGAGAACGCCGACGCGCGACCCCAGATCGTTCCGGACTCAGACCAGGGTCCAGAGGCCGACGACGGCGGGGACACAGAGACCGACGACGACTGACAGCGCCGACGCCGGCGACGGCCCCGGTGGGCGGGGCTTGATCTACAGCGTGTCAGTGACAGGGGTAAGCGATGGCCTTAGTAGCGGACAATCCGACCACGTTTCGTACCGTCCTCGGCGACGGGTGCGGGGCGGATGCGTCTGTCACTATTGGCGGCAAGTCGAAAGAACTATTGCTGCCGAACATTCGGGCTGAGAAGTGGAACAAAGAGGTGTTCGTTAATCTCAACCATCGTGACACCGTCGTCGGCGCCGGTGCCCAGCAGGAGATCATCGGCGGACGACCTACGCTGACGGTGGGAGACGTCAAGCACGTCTTCTATCCCAAGACGGCCGACAGTCTGGAATACGAGATCCACCTCAATAGTCAACCGGCTCATAACTGGATTAGGCTGGAGATTCAGGACTCGGGCGGACTGGTATATCACCGGCAGCCGGCTTTGACACAAGAGGAAATGGACGATCCCACGGGGGCCAGCTATCGCCCCGATAATGTCGTAGGCTCCATCGCCGTCTACTATGCCAAGCGGAACAATCAATATCGCACAGGCAAATTCGGACACTGGTATCGATGGAAGGTTACAGCCGCAAATGGCAAATGGGCGTGGTGTGAGGATCTCAAGATCGACCACGTGGACGGCAAGGTGTGGTTGGTCGCAGGCCTTCCGGCAAAGTTCATGGAGGTGGCAAGCTATCCGGTAGTGATTGGTCCGGAATTGGGGTACTCAGGAGATGGGGCGTCCGCGAAAGAAACCTCTGGATATTTCTATACAATAGAGGTGACGACCACCGAGGCGGGCAGTGCTACGCAGATGCACGTGTACGGCTATTCTGGCTCAGCCGGGCAACTGACGATAGGGATTGCTGATGACAATGCCGGGGCTCCCAACTCCGTGGTTAGAGACACGGCCGGGGGAGCAACATCGACAAGCAACAGCGATCATTCGCAGGCTCTCGACAGCGCTTACGATTTATCCACAGGGACGAAGTATCACCTGGGTTGGAACAACGATAACGATTTCTTCACGAAATATGATGCCACCACGGGCGTAGAAACTTATCGATCCTACACGGGATACACTCACGGCGACTTGGCGGCTTACGATATCCCGGACTATAACACATCGTCCGAATGGGAAATGTCCGTCTGGCTGGATTACACCGCCGCCGGGGGCGGTGCCAAGCCGCACTGGTACTACGAACAAATGAGAAAGAGCGGGTGAGACGATGGCCTACAAGCCGGTAGACACTGCCATTAAAATCATCGTTGGCCCTTTGATCGACGACACCGATTTCAAGAGCCGCGAGGAGTCCGTCGCCTAC